CGCTGGCCACGCACCTGCCGGTGAACTGGTTTGAAGAATTGGATTGACTCTGCCACACCCTTCTTGTAGGGTGAGATCAGTCTCAAAACAAAGGAGAGAGAATGTTCAACCGACTCATACCCAAACCCGACCACGGAAGCCTCGAATGGCTGAAGTTGCGACACCGCGACGATGCAGGAAACATCCGTATCGCCGCATCAGAAGCAGCCGCAGTTCACGACCAGCATCGATTCATCAGCAAATACGCGCTCGCAACAGAGAAGCTTGCTGACACACCGACCGTCAAAGAAACCAGTCGTGCGATGGATCGAGGCAACCGTCTCGAATGGGTATTGCTTGACTGGCTCGGTGACGAGATCGGCACAAAGTTCATCACACCCAACTTCATGTACGCGTTGGATTGGGAAACCTGCCCGCTCATCGCAACCATTGACGGGATCGACTACGAAAGTTATTTGGACGGTTGCGAAGAACCGAACGTGGTTGCAGAAATCAAAACGTACAACCGGGAATGGGACGGCGTACTGCCCGCCTACTGGTATTGGCAAGGTGTACAGCAAGCGATCTGCTGCGACGTAGACGAAATCGTTTGGGGCATCTTTGACAGCACCCTTGATCTTCATGTCCACCGCCAGAAGGTGACCGGCGACGAGAAAGCCGAACATATGGAAGCCGTCAAAGACTTCCTTTGGTATGTGAACCTCGGGACGATCCCCGCCGAATGGCCGGCCACCTACAACGAAATCTCCGAACGGTTCCCCAACGCAGACGGCGACACTACTGACCTCACCGAACACGCCGATTTGGTGCGTCGCATCATCGAGGTGCAGGCCGCGAAGAAACTGTTGGACACAGAAGAAGACACGCTGAAGGCAACTATCGCACAGCTGATGAAGGATGCCCACACCGGGGTCATCAACGGTCAACCGGCCGTCACATGGAAATCGCAGAACAGAAAAGGTTTCGATAAGAAAGCCTTTACAAGCGACCATCCTGACTTGTACAGTCAGTATGAGAACACAACAACGATCCGCGTCATGCGGTTCAAGGGAGAGAGATGAACAGCCCGTACAACTTTGATTGGCCGGACTTTGACATCGACGAATGGGACGAATTCGGGCAGAACGAACTTACAAAAGCTGCACGCGACATGGTGTTTGGTTTGATACCTTACGACACCGAAGTGATCTGGCTACTTGTCCATGATGCAGAGTATTCCCACATCCGTCTCAACAATGCGATAAGAAGATTCCGCAGGAAAATCAAGAAAAACAAACAAAGCAAGGGAGAGAGATAATGAGAAACAAGCATTTAGCGAAAACGCTTAGTCACGAAGCGATCGAGCGCGGCTGGAACAACAGCGCACTCAAGTTCCGCGACAACGCGTTCCAAGCCATCGTCGTCCTCGCAGAAACCGAAGACGAATTCACCACCGACGACATCTGGGAATACTTCAGCGACAACAAACTGAAATTGAACCATGACGGACGCGCACTCGGAGGCGCGATGAAGCGTGCCGAAAGCATGGGTCTGATCGCCCCCACCGACCGCTTCGTATCATCGGAACGGCCGGCTTGCCACGCCCGCCCGGTTCGCATCTGGACTTCACAGTTGACAGGAGGCAAGTGATGGACACCACTAAACAGCTCGCAGAGGTACTCACCAAATACGCTGTCCCCGACCCGAAGATCGTCGGCAAACTCCCCAAAGGCGGGATGCAACTTGACTTCGTAGGACACGCCGACATCACCCGCATCCTCATTGAGATCGACCCCATGTGGTCGTGGGAGCCGTGCGGATGGGTGAACGGCCGCCCCCACGTCCACGTCGAAAACGGGATGGCAACCATGTGGGCCAGACTGACCGTTCACGGCAAGCCGATGCTCGGAGTCGGATCAGTACGCGCCGACAAAGCCGAACTTGACAAAGAACTCGTCGGAGATTTCCTCCGCAACGCAGCCATGCGATTCGGTATCTCGCTCGCACTTTGGACAAAGCAGGAGTGGGAAGACCTCGGCTCAAAGCCTGTCGCACCCGTCAAGAAGCCGGCCAAAGCGAAAGCCGTCGCCCAACTCGTCGAAGACAACACGCCGGTTGATCCCGAAGTTCTCGGCAAGTTCGCACGCGCCTGCGCCGACGCAAACCTTGACCACGACCAAGTAGCAGATCGAGCAGGCGTAGACCTGCACGGCAAAGTAACCGTCAACGACATGACCAAACTTCGTGTCGCCTTCAAAGAAATGATGAAAGCATGAACACCATCACCGTCTCAGGAAACGTCGGCCGCGACCCCGAACTCAAATATTCGGCAAACGGAACCGCCGTCGTCAAATTCTCTGTTGCCGACACCACCGGCAAAGACGACAACAAGAAAACCGTTTGGCATGATGTCGTCGTCTTCAAAGAGCAAGCCGAAAACGTTGCGGCCTCCGTCAAAAAGGGATCGCGTGTCATCGTCACCGGTCGCCTCGACAAAAGCGACTACACCGGCAAAGACGGTGTGAAGAAGCAACGCGTCGAAATCATCGCAGACGACGTGTCAATCTCACTTCGTTGGGCTGCTCACGAATCCGACAGCAACATTTCAAACGCAAAAACCCTGCTCAACGCCGATGTTGTGGAAGATGAAGAACCTTTCTGAACTCCATGAGGTAAAATGGTTGTGCCGCATCTGCGAGCAAACCATAATAACCCACGTGCCGTTGAACGGTGTGCCGATGCACACCTGCAAACCTCGACGCGCACGGCGATTCCCGATGGAGCGAGCTGATGAGCAAGCAAAAACAGAAGGGGACAGCGTTTGAAACGCTGATCGTCCGACATTTACGAGAACACGGATTCCCGTACGCCGAACGTCGAGCGTTGACCGGCCAACACGACGAAGGTGACATCACCGGAACACCCGGCATCGTCTGGGAATGTAAGAACCATAAGACACTCAAACTGTCCGAATGGCTGCGTGAAACCGAAACAGAACGTGTCAACGGTCAAGCCGACATCGGTGTTTTAGTTGCCAAACGGATCGGAGTTTCTGATCCCGGCGAACAATACGCTGTGGTCACCGTCAACACCATGATCGACTTGCTGAAGCAAGCCGGATTCTGAGAGAGAGAAACCTATGAAACGTTTGATACCTCTTTTGCTATTGGCTGGGTGCGCTCTCAACAGCACCACCGTCGAAACAACGCTGATACCAGTCACCCCCGTGCCGGCCACTAGCACTACAACCATCCCACCAACAACCACAACCACCGTTGCCCCCACAACCACCACCACCACACTCGTCCCGGCTGACACAAAATGCGCTGAACTAGCACCCATCGCCCACGCCGCAGGATGGCCACAAGAACTACTCACCGAAGTCCTCGCAGAAGCATGGTCAGAATCTCGATGCCTCAACATCATCGGTTCTATCAACGGTCAACCAGCTCACAAGAACTTCAACGGTACTGATTGGGGGCCGATGCAACTCAATATGACGGTCTGGGACGACGAAATGACCAACAAATACGGTGACTGGCATCTCGTCGCAGACCCCTACTACAACTTTGCGTGGGCATGGGAAATGTACATCTGGTTCGATGCCCACAAAGGATGCGGATTCATCCCGTGGACACGACCCTGCAAATAAACTATTGACAACACCCCACAACTAGGGGATACTAGAAACACCTACAACAGAGAGAGAGAACACAATGGAATGGTTACAGTACGGTTCATGCCGCGGAATGGATGTCAACGACTTCATGCCGATCCGGGGCGACATCGTAAAGATACGAGCCGCCAAAAAGATTTGTAACACCTGCCCCGTCATGTTCGACTGCCGGAAGTACGGTTTGTCCAACCATCGAGCATGGGATTTGCACGGCATTTTCGGTGGTTTGACTAGGATGGAACGCGAAGATCAACTGCGGATCGCGGAGGGTCGTCTTCCGAAGAACCGTAAAGCTGTACGAAAGAACGACAATGACTGAGGAAAGAGCAACAATTTTTGTTGGTGATGTTCGTGAACGGCTCAAAAACATTTCTGATGGCTCGGTTCAATGTGTCATCACTAGCCCGCCATATTGGGGGTTGCGTGACTACGGTGTTGACGGTCAGATTGGTTTGGAGCAAACACCTGAAGTGTACGTTGATGAGATGGTAAGTGTATTCCGTGAAGTCTGGCGTGTAATAGCCGATGACGGCGTGTTGTGGCTCAATCTTGGCGACAGTTACGCAGGTTCAGGCAAAGGGCCAGCAGGCAACTTAGGCGCAACACATAACGAACGGCATATGGAACATAAACATTCTGCCATAGTCCCAGAAGGGTTGAAACCGAAAGACCTTGTTGGTATTCCGTGGCGGGTCGCCTTTGCTTTACAGGCAGACGGCTGGTATTTGCGTCAAGACATCATCTGGGCTAAACCAAATCCGATGCCTGAATCTGTTACCGACCGATGCACCAAATCCCACGAATACCTGTTTTTGCTCACTAAGTCGCCCCGCTATCTGTTCAACAATGAGATATTGAAGGAGCCTGCGAAATACCCGTACGATGATAGGGGGTCTAGAGGGGACTCACGGACAGGTTCGAGGATGAACAGTATGTCGGGACGCACAGGAGAAACCCGAAACAAACGTTCCGTCTGGACAATCCCCACTAAACCATTCCGAGGCTCACACTTTGCCGTGATGCCCGAAGCACTTGTCGAGCCTTGTGTTCTGTCAAGCAGTAGGCCCGACGATATTGTCTTAGACCCGTTTACCGGTTCAGGGACAGTTGGGGTGGTGTCTTTGCGTTTGGGACGACGGTTCATCGGATGCGAATTGAACCCTGAATATGTTGTAATTGCCCAAAACCGAATTGAAGATGACGCACCCATGATGAACCATGTTCGTATTATTGACGCACAGGAGCTGTTCAATAATGACTGACGACATCCTGACCGCACTCATCATCATCTACATGATCGCACTACTCTGGATCATCCTCTGGGACAGCGAAAGAAGAAACAAATGACATTCGACGAATGGATCAAAACCGGCATCGAACACGGATACTGCGGGCCGCCCGTCTGCTACACCCACGACAGCCTCCCAATGAGCAACGAAGAAGCAGACGAGTTCGAAGAACACGACCCCTGCCTACACATCATCCGACTCTACGAAGATGCCGAACACAAAACCAGTATTGAGCGCGACCACACACCATCCCAATGGAGAAACCTTTGGACAACTGGAAACTAGAAGCCGCCTGCCGTGGCCTACAAACCAACCTGTTCTTCCCCGAAAAAGGTGACCAACACACCCTCAAAACCGCACTCGAAATCTGCAACGGCACACCCGACACCGAACCCTGCCCCGTCAAACAACAATGCCTCGACTGGATACTCACCACATTCAACCGTGACGAAGACCTATACGGTATCTACGGTGGCCTGTTGCCGGCACAACGCCTCAAACTACGCAAACCATCCGGCCACGTCGCTATCGCCGTCACGAAAGACCGTATTGAGCGCGGAAACAACCGGCAAGAAGCCCTAGCAGAACTACTGAACCTCGTTCACGAAGTAGTGGTAACCGATATGTTGCGATCCGAACACCAGCGTCTCACCAAATACAACGAAACGATCAGTATTGAGCGCGGACAGCAGGATTGAGCGCGGAGAACAGTATCGCGCGCGGGTCTGAAACCGTCGATGCCGACACAACGAAGAATCCCGGCCGAACCAACATCGACCGGGATTCTGCTTATTGTGAATCGGACAGCTCGACCGTCCTATAGACAACCGTGACACCTAGTTCACGTTCGACCATTTCTCGCGCGACCGTCTCCGATGGGAACCGCCACGCCTGTCGAACCGAACCCCAATCCGTTGCCGGGTTCCGAACACCGTACGGATCGCGCCAATACACCGCGAGACGTTCGTGTTGTACCAGACAGCAGAATCGACGTGGGATAGGTTCTGGCGGGCAAGGTATCCATCGGCCGATGATCGGCCGAAGATACAACCGTTCGATCCACGATAGGCGTACATTCACCCGCGATTCGTGTCGCCGGTCAAACGCGGATAGCAACCGTCGCACACCAACGCGAACGCGCGAGGATCACCCATCACATCCCATTTCACCATCGGCGCGGAATCCACGTCGATCCGCGTGCTATCGTTGCCCGCAAGCTCGCACGACGAACAGTATTCGGGATCGTGTGGCGCGTCGAAGATCGCGCGATACCGGAACGCGTCTGCCAACAGCTCGATGACCGGGATCGCATAATGGCCATCGGGCAGGACACCCAACGTTTCCAAACGATCAACGTCGTTCTCCGTCATACCGGCACACTCAACGATCAGTAGCTGTTCCAACGGTTCGACGGAACACGTGTCGTCTCCCAACGCGATATAGCGTGACCAATCCATCAGGCCACCAACCAATCCGTATGACCATACGCGTCCTGTCCGAAGAACCGCGACACAACACCGGCCACACCGTACAGCGAGGCCCAATCCGCATCCGGTTGCCCGGACGACCACGAACGAATCACACGACGCGACCCATCCGCGACCACGATACGACGATCACAACCATCGTCATCGATCCACGCTAGTTCCGTGGTCGATTCTTCGTTGTACCAATCCCATCGTCGCGCGTTACCGCGCACGATCACCCAATCCGGGTGTGTTGTGGTTGCCATAACTATCCTCTCTCTCAAACCGGCCGGTTGGCCGGTAGTGCGCGCCCCGGGATCGAACCGGAGAAACCGCCAGACGGTCGCGCCAACCAATCACACCCCAATACCGTCAATCAGATCATCGATGAAATCCCGCAAATCGTTCTCATCCGTGTCCCATTCGATACCGCCGACAATGGCGTACTCATCAACAATCTGCTCTCCGTACGCGTCACGATCATCCGGTCGCAACCGTTCCACCCGCACGAATATGAACCCATAACACAACAAATCCGACACCGTGCGCGCAAGCTTGCGAACATCCGACACACCGGCCGGTGGTTGCCACCAATGCCGATCACCCCGCCAACCATCAATAATCATCGCGCCACCATCGAACCCAATAGGACGTTCGGCCTGTCGTGTCCCCCATCGGCACGATGTCACCAACGCGAACCGCCCATAGCAATCCGGGAAATCTGACACGTCGCACGTTTCATCCTGATCTATGCGATACCGCCAATCCCAACCGCCGAACGAAACGATGGTGTTCTCCCCCGCATCGATCAGTAGCGAGGCTAACGATCGTGTTTCCGTTTCCATAACTATCCTCTCTCTCTCTAATGCCGACACCGTTGCCGACATCGTGCCATACCGGGAATCGAACCCGCCCGCCCGCCAGAACCGGGATATGGCCAACCACAAGCTAACCAATCACCCCGCACGCGATCCCGCCATCGGAGAACCGGCCACCGTCATACCGATACAACGTCACCCGCACACGATCATCGTCCTGCCAGATGTTCACGTCCCAACCGTCACCATACGCGCCGAACCAATCACCCGAATACTCACGGTCGGACATTGACGTGAAACGATCAACCGCCCACAAACGAACCGTGTCGGCCAAACAATCCGCACACAACCACAGATCGTCGTGGTCTGAATACATCACATCGTTGCGCGTCCGGTCGCACATCGCACACACGTCAATCACAATGTCACCCCATCCCGCAACCGGAGAACCACATCGATCTCGTCCAAACGGACAGCAGACCACGGTTGCCCATAGTCATCGATCAGATGGAACGCGAGAGTACCGCCAACACGCAACGAATCGATAATCGTTCCTGTCCACGGTTTCCGATGACGTGTGAAACGAACCAACGCGCCAACGAGATCATCGGCCGACAAGCTTGCCATCAACCCGGAATCAATCACCACACACCCCCATCAATCTCAACGATCAGATCACCACGCCACACCGCACGATCGGCACAACCGTTACCGCGAAACGACCCGCACAACGCGATATTGCCATCCGTTACCGCGTCATCCGCGTGACACGGATGCCCACAATGGTCACACAACACCGGATCATCGATATCAGGGTAATAGTTCGGATTCATCGCGCCACCCATTCCAACGGTTCCACATCAACATCGAACGCGCTTGCCATATCCCAATCGTAGCAATCGGCCAACAGATCAGTAGCAACGTCGATCGCGGACGGATCATCCGAATAGTCGGATTCATCTTCACGAACCGGAACCGCGACAACGGTCGAAACCGTCGCGTACTCAAACGTGAACGTGACACGGAAACACATTTCGTCACCGGTCATCGCGCCACCCCCAACACATCCGAACGAAACGCACGCACACACTCACGAACCGACAAACGATCCGAACCGTTGCCCACATACTTGCGATCCAACAGATACATATTGCCACCCATCGCATAGCAATACACACCCCAATGGTGACGTTCGTAGTTCACACCCCACAACACACCCGATTGCCTACTCATAGCTTACCCTCTCTCTCTCATTAGTCCGGCCGGATTGCCGACACCCTGTATTGTGCGCGAACCGTGTCGCGCTTGTCAATAGTATTCTTCGCAAACCGGCCGGATTCTTTCGGCTGGTATCGCACGCGGGACAGTATCGCGCCCAACAGTATCGAACGCGAGACACCCGCCACAAACAACAAGCGGGCAGGCCATTCGACCCGCCCGCCCGCCTAGATCACCCGCCCGCACTACCTACGAAACCGGTAACCCGCGCGTTCTAGCTCGCGTCTCCGGCGCGCACGATACCGGCGCGCACGCGCGCGATTCTCCGGTAAGCACGCGCCCGCGAGAACCCACACACCCACAATGGCAACGTGAAACAGCGCGAACCCAATCAGATCACCCAACCGGATCACCCGCGCCCACGTAGACACCAATCGCGCCATCAGACAGCATCGAAGACACCCAATTGCCATCCCAACCGGCGCGCGCCAGATACTCACGGAACGCGCGCACGTAGTTCTCTTGCGGGCTTAGACCGTGATCCCACGTGACCGTGATCCGGTTGGGATCGAGCGCGCCCGCCGGATTATCGAACCGCGTCACGCGAATACGTGTACCGGTTCTGTTATTGGGGCCATAGAACCGGGCGCGTAATGTGGCCCGCCCGCTCTCACGAACATTCATAATCTGCTCTCTCTCTCTTAGAACCGGCGACTATCGCCGGTAGTGCGGGTGTGGGGATCGAACCCACAAGCGCGCCAACACACGCGCACCCGCCAACCAATCACGACAATTCGCGCGTACCTATCTCATACGAACCCGCGCGGACGTGTCCGCCCAATCCGCGCCGGTCTAATTCTTCCGCGACAGTAACCGCCACCAACCGCACCAATTCCCCGCGCACGTCATCAACAATCGCCCGCCAATCATCGACAGCAAGTCCATAGTTCGCCGCCCACTCAACACCCGACACACACACACTCACCGGGAACGACAGCTGAATAGTGTCCCCCATAGTTTCCACTTTGGTACTCATATCTCTCTCTCTCTCTCTAGAACCGGCGACTATCGCCGGTAGTGCGGGTGTGGGGATCGAACCCACGTGCGCCCAACCGCGCACCCGCCAACCAGATCACGCGCCGGTCACACTCTCCGAATCCGGCGACACCCACACAATCACGGTATGACGTTCACCCGCAAGCTTAGACCCGCAACACTCGCACGGCCATTTAGCGAACGTCGTCACGCCATCAGTAGGCCACGCGCCATCGATCAGATACGGAAACACACCCGCCGGCCGTTCGCGCGTATCGTCCGGCGAATCTTCCCAACCGTCACACACACCATTCGCCAACACTTGCACGCAGTCGATGCACACATCGACCGAATCAGTATCGCGCCATACGTCCGCGTATCCCGATTCGTACGCGTCACATACGTCGTCCGCGTACTCGTCGCCTAACGCATCGATCAGATCACCCAACATTTCGCGCACACTCTCACCCGCAAACACACCCGATAACGGATCAGTCCGATACTCGCCATCGTTCCGGTCATACGTCGCGTGTTCTTCCCCACGCTTACGCGCCATATCTAGAAACGTTTCTACGGGCAGAACAAGCCCAAACACTTTCCGGTCACCGGTACTCATATCTCTCTCTCTTTCTGTTATCTCCGGCCGGTTGGCCGGTAGTGCCTAGCGGGGAATCGAACCCCGAACCGCGCCAACACACGCGACTAGGCGAACCAGATCACGCGAACGGATTCGGACGCGCCATTTCTTCCCACATCAGATTCTCGCACTCATCGAACGTGAGAACCACACGCGCACCCGCACCAACCACACCCGACACCAGCGACACACACACCCGCGCCCGCTTGTGATCGATCGAATCCACCCGCACACACTCGCCGGTCTGACCATAGAACCGGCGCGTCACGTTATAGGAGAACCCAACCATAGGGAACCAACCAAACCGCACACACTCGCTACTCATATCTCTCTCTCTCTCTCTAATGGTGACCTACTGCCACACACCCGATTCTAAGCACACACCACACACCTAGTCAATAACCAACCAGATCACCCGCCAACAGCTTGACACCACACCCGGTTCTCGCTACCTACCAACCACACACACACCCGCCAACCAGATCACCCAACCAGACCACACCACACACCAACCAACCAACCACACCACACACCTAGATCACCACACCACACACCTAGTTCTAGGCGCGACACTCTCAACACTCACCCGCCGGCGCGCACACGTTCGGCGCGTTCGGTTCGGTTGTTCGGCGTGTGTGGGTGTGGGCGGGTTCTCTCTCGCGTCGATCGAATCTTGCGGGTGACGTGTCGGACGTGTCGAACACACCCGCCACCCTCTGAGACACGCGCCAACACGCAACCGGGGGTGTGCCGCGCGCGCAGGCGACGTACCTATATATTAGTTGTGTTGTGCAAGTGTGGTTTTTGGGGTTGGCGGCTTTGAGGGTGTAGGGATGGTTTAGTCCTCCCGCTGTTTGAGTTGTTTCTCTGGTCGCCGGTTTTTTCAGGACGGTCACCGTTCGCATTTGTGTCGTTTGGACGCTGCTCGATCATGTCGGTGCATGATCGTCTACCCACGTTTCCGTGTGTCATCCTCGCAAGCCGTGCAGGTGGCTAGGGGTCTGTGTGGGGGGTTTGGTTGTGGGGTTGATTGTATCAGGTGGGTGGGGGTGTTTGGCAGGTGCAGGGGGTGACGGCTTCTGTGCCGTCTTTGCGGGTGATGTAGACCCATCCGTTGTGGCATTGGCCGCAGAGGGGTGGTGGGGTTTTGGGGGTGGGTGGGGTGGGGGTTGGGGTGTTTTGGTGGTCGAGCCAGCGTTCGGCGTTGAGCCATGTGGTGGGGTGGGCGATGTATTGGGGGTCTTTGGGGCAGGTGATGGTGTAAAGCTGGGTGGCTTCGATGATGGTGGTGGGGGTGGTTTTTCGGAGGGCAGTTTTCCATGCTTTTCGGGCTGCGCCTTTTCCGATTTTGCGTGGGTAGTGGTTCCAGAACGTTTCGAATCCATCATCTTCGGATGATGTGGTGTGTGTTTGTTCTTGGCTTTGGTTCTTCTTCTTTGATTTGGTGGGCATCTGTGCGGCTATCCCCTCCGCATCTGTGCGGCTACCTGTCCGCAACGGTGCGGCTACCCCCATGTGGAGTGTGTAGAGGTTGGTTTGGGGTTGGCCGGGTGTGCTGGTGCGGTGTTGGATGCTGATGGCGTTGATTTTGTGGAGTTCTTTGAGTGCGCGGTCTACGGTGTCGGTGGAGCAGCTCATTCTTTTGGCGAGTGTGTTGCGGGATGGCCAGCAGGTGTTTTGGTTGTTGGCGTAGCGTTGGAGTAGGGCGAATGTTCTGACGGCTGTGGGGCTGATGGGTGCGTCAAGTATCCATTCGGGGATGATGGCGAAGTATGCGTCGGCTTGTAGTCGGGGTGTGGTATGCTCGTCCATGACGGCAGTTTTCCTTTCCTGTTGTCCTTGCTTCCGGCAATCGGGTTGGGTTGCGCGGGGGTAGTTTGAGTGTACACCTTCTGTCGGGGTTGTGTGTATACTGAGGGTTGTCGGCCTGTTGCTCTCTCTCCGGGCCGGCAACCTGCACGCCTCCATCCGGCATCCCCCTGCCGAGTGGGGGTTTGTGCTTTACTGGAGCGATATGGCTGGCACGAAAAATTCTGGGCGACGCGGTATTTCGGGTGATGATAAAGCTCGTTTTTGGGCGGCGATCAATGCGGGTGTGTCGATTACTGAGGCTTGCAAGATTGCGGGTATTCATTACAACACCGGTCAGAATTGGGTGGCGAAGAATAAGTTGTTGAACGCCCAGTTGCAGCAGGCGCAGGTGGATGCGAAGGTTGCTGGGGCGAAGGCGCATAGGTCTGGTGAGACGATGCGTCGTTTGCAGGTTGATTTGGCTGATATGGCCGAGTTGCCTCCGGTGATTCCGTATGACCGTTTGTCGGAGCGGGCGAAACGCGGCTGGGACGATTTCGATTATTTTCGTCGCGTCTATTTGGGCCGTGTCCCGTCTCCGTGGCAGGTTGATGCGGCGTACAAGATTGTGTCGTATTTGGAGTCGGAGGACAAAGAGTTCATGGTGTTGAACTGTCCTCCGGGTGCAGGTAAATCGACGTTGTTCCATGATGTTGCGGTTTGGTGCATTGTGCGGAACCGGGCGATTCGTGTGTTGATCGGTTCGATTTCGCAGACATTGGCGAAGATGTATTCGCGTCGTATTCGTGAGACGTTGGAACGTCCTACTCGTTTGATCGCAGACCCGGAGTTGGTGCGTAAGGGTTTGGCGGTTGATGCGGAGGCGTGTTTGGCGCATGATTACGGCCGTTTCAAGCCGATCGCGTCAGGTTCGTTGTGGCGGGCCGAGGAGTTCATTGTTGAGCAGATGATCCCCGGAATGTTGGAGAACAAGGAGCCGACTGTTTCGGCGTACGGTATTGATTCTGAGTTCATCGGTCATCGTGCCGACTTGTGTTTGTTTGATGACGTGGCTTCCCCCGAGAACTCGAAGGAGTCTGTTGCGCGTGATCGTCTGTTGGAGCGTTGGGATTCGATGGCTGAGGCTCGTTGTGATCCGGGCGGTTTGGTGTCGGTGATCGGTCAGCGGTTGGGGCCGGGTGACTTGTACGCCCATTGTTTGAGCAAAGTGATCTACGAGGATGTGGACGATACTGAGGGTTCGGGCGACGATCTGACGGTCGATGAGGCGATGTCTGATCCGGTTCGGAAACAGAAATATCATCATCTGATCTATCGGGCGTACTACGAAGAGTTGGATACCGGCCCGAAAAGCCGTCGCAAGGATGCTCCGGCATGGCCGGACGGCCCACTTCTCGATCCGGTGCGTCTGTCATGGAAAGAAACCTTGTCGTTCGTGAAACAGAACCAGCCGACAAAGTTTCGGGTGGTATACCAGCAAGAAGATATTGACACCGACTATCAGCTGGTTGAGCGAACCATGTTGACGGGTGGTGTCGGTTCGGACGGCGTGTTCTATTCGGGGTGTATCGATCGGGAACGGCAACCCGGATTTTTGCCTCGCGGCCTGTCAGCCCCGTGGGTGTCGATCATTTCGGTTGACCCGTCTCCATCCCAGTTTTGGGGTGTGATCTGGACTGTTGTACAGCCCGATATGGGGTTGTATCACGTGGTTGATTTGGAGCGGGTGAAGTTGACGGCTGAGGAACTGTTGGGTTACTCGATGTCTACCGGCCAGTATTCAGGCATTTTGGAGGATTGGGTTCAACGGGCCGACGATATGGGTTATCCGGTGTCGCATATTGTGGTGGAGATCAATGCGGCGCAACGGTTTTTGTTGGCACACGATTTTGTGCGTCGTTGGCAGGCTTCGCGTGGTGTTTTGGTGGTTCCGCATACCACGTCAAGGAACAAGTTGGACGAGAATTTGGGTTTGGAAGCGTTGATCCCTCCGGTTGTGCGGTCGGGTTCGTTACGTCTTCCGACTTTGACGGCCAACTGGAAGACGTTGGCGTTGATCGAGGAACTGTGTTCGTGGACGAAAGATAAGCGGAAGGGGACAGACTTGGCGATGGCGTTGTGGTTCACGTTGTTGCACGCCCCGAAACTGTCGGAACCGAAGTTGCCACCCCAAATGTGGCGACCATCGTGGTTGTCGGCCTGAAATATGTTACTCTTAGTGGTTGTCTGCCATCAATAAGGAGAAGATCATGGCCGCGAAGAAGATGGGAAGTCCGAAGCCGCCTCCGGGTAATGGGAAGAAGCGGGTTTCGCAGGTCGAGCAGGCTGCTGCTGCGATTCAACGTCGGTACGGCAACAATGTTGCTGGTGCGAAGACGATGCGCGAGGCCATTCAGGGTTTGCAGGATGTTGTAGCTGAGTCGTCGTTGGTCGATAAGTATTCGATGCGGACGTTGGATGCTGCTGCAACTCGTGTTGCTCAGAAGGCGTTTACTGGTATGACAAAGGCTCAACGCAAGAACAAGGGACGGATGTAATGAAGTCGAATCCAAACAACAACGATTTTTCTGGTGGGTCTAAGAAGCGACCGAAGTCTGGTTTGGTTGATCCGTTGAGTTCGGCAATCAAGTTTATTCCGGGTATTGGGCCATTTTCGGTCACGTCAAAGGTCAAGAAAAAGAAGTAACGCTTGATGCGAACAATCGAAGAAATAGTTGCGTTGTACAACCATCGCCGTAGGGTGATGGGGCCGGTGCATCAGCAGATGCAGGCTGTACGTGAACTCGCCAACGGTGACATCATTGTCCCGTTGAACGAGTTGGATCGCAACGCCCGTTCTTCGGTCGCCAACCTGCTCGTTCAAGGGTTGGATCAGATGTCGATGCGTGTCGCATCCACGATGCCGTCCCCGTATTTCCCGGCGTTCCGTGAAGGTTCGGAACGATCAAAAGATTTGGCTAACACCCGCAAGAAGGCGATGTTGGCGATGTGGGATGAGAACCGGATGAAAATGGTGTTGCGTCGTCGCGCCCGCCATCTGCTCGCCTATTCGTCGTCGGCTGTCGTGTTGAAACCCGATTTCAAGACGCTTGTTCCCCGTTGGCACGTCCGCAACCCGCTGGACACCTATCCGTGTCCTTCGGAAGACCTCGATAACCCGGTTCCGTACGACTGTATTTTCACGTATCGGAAACCGTATTCGTGGCTGATGCAGAACTATGGCCCGCTTGTGGCCGGCCGTCTGCGTATGGGTCGCGTGGAACCGGACACCATGTTCACGTTGATCGAGTATGTGGACGAATACGAGATCGTGATGGGTGTGTTGGGTGCAGACGAAAACCCCAATTTCACCCCGCATGAAAACGCCGGTTTGGACTCAATCGAGTTGGAACGCATCGTCAACCGTGCCGGTGTCCCGCTCGCTATCGTCGCCAACCGTACAACTCTCGATAAGCCGCACGGCCAGTTCGACGGCCTGTTGGGAATGTATTACACGCGTGCAAGATTGCAAGCGTTGACTGAAATCGCTATTGAGCGAGGCATTTTCCCTGACGAATATCTGGTGGCTCGCCCCGGTGAAAACCCTGAGATCGTCCAGCTTGCTGACGGTAAGGCCGGCATTTTGGGTGTGTTGAAGGGCGGCGACCTTCAGATTCAGCAAGTCAATCCGGGCTATAAGACTGAGCAAGCGTTGGATCGTTTGGAACGTCAGGAACGTTTGGAGGGTGCTATTCCCGCCGAGTTCGGCGGCGAATCAGGCACGAACATTCGTACCGGCCGTCGCGGTGAAAACGTGCTGTCCGCGACAATCGACTTCCGTGTGCAGGAAGCACAAGAAGCGTTTGCACAGTCGTTGTTGGCTGAAGACAAGGTTGCTATCGCTATCGAGAAAGCGTATTGGGGTAACACTCCGAAGTCGTTTTTTATGCCGGGTCGAGCGACGTCCGGCAAGGTGGATTACACCCCGAACAAGGTGTGGGAAACCGACTTCCATTACGTGTCGTATTCGGCCGCTGGTTCGGACGTGAACAATCTGATTATCGGTTTGGGTCAGCGTGTCGGTACTGGTTTGATGTCGAAGGAGTCGGCACGTGAGGCTGATCCTCTGATCGCTGATCCTGATATGGAACATGATCGGATTATCGCGGAGGGTGTGGAAGCCGCTTTGTTGTCTTCGATTCAGCAGCAGGCCGCGAATCCTGCTGGCCCGTATCAGCCTGCTGATCTTGCGTTGCTTGTCCGAAAGGTTCTTGTGGATTCCAAGAGTTTGTATGACGCGGTGTCTGAGGTTGATCGGGCTGCGAAGGAACGTCAGGCGCAGGAAACTGCTGCGATGTCTCCTGAAGCGCAGCCCGGTTTGGCGATGCCGGGTATGGGTGCGGAACAGCCTGTTGCGTCTGCGCCTCCGGCTGGTATTGAAGGGTTGCTCGCTCAACTTGGTGGTGGCTGATGGCCGATTATCCGAATCGTTCTGATCTTCGTAATCCTGCGACTCGTAAGATGGCTTTTACGGGGCAGACGTATGGTGAGGGTGCGGCGCAGGCTCGTTCTCAACAGCAGGTGTCGCCCGGTTCGTCGCCTGCTGATGTGCAGGCGCAGCGGGCTGCTCGTCCGGTTCCGGGTGCTGGCGGCGATTTGTTGCGACCGACTGAACGTCCGAATGAGCCGGTGACCGCTGGAGCCGATTTTGGTGCTGGCCCGTCTGCTGCGGAGATGGGCATTATGCCTCGACGTGTCCCGCAGGATGATGTGTTGGAAACGTTGCGTGCGTTGTATGCGATGTTCCCGAATGATGATTTGTTGGAGATGTTGAGTCGCTACGGAAATAGTGGGTTCTGATGCCGTTTCCTTTGAGTCCTGAAGAAGAAGACAGTCTTGACGACGAACTGGAACAGGCCGATCAACGCTACCAAAATTTGAAAGGAACAGTCGGTTTTGATTTAGCGCAGGCTGTAACAGATTTTTACAAGGTTGCTCCCGCCAGTTCTCCGGGTGCTGTGATTGCGGCAGCTCGCGCATATACATCTGGTGTGATGGATGAGAAGCAATCAAAAGATTTTTTGATGCAGGTTGTTTCTAAAGAAGTTTTCCGTGGGATTCGTGAAGTCAAACCACCAAAGAAGAAAAGTTGGTGGGAACGCAACGTTGTTGATAAAGCAAAAACTGGTGTTCGTTGGGCTGGTGCTGGTGTCACTTGGACTGGAGACGTAGCAACAAACCTTGCTACGCCGGTAATTGGTGCGATCTACAATATTTCCGGTCAAGTCAAAGAAGGCGGTCAAACTGGAACAATTCCCGGTACAACGATTACCCCGCCAACTCCAACAAGCAATCAATACCAGTATTCACTTGAAACTGTTTTTGGTGGTGAATCTGCTTATACGCCCGGATCATTCAACTTAGGTGATGCCCTTTGGGATGCGACTCTGTTGGGTGAAATGGTGCAGAACCCTGATCTGCAAGGCGAAGGATGGTTCCCAAATGCTCGAATTTACGAAATAACAGGTGAACAACAACGCAAACTTCGAGGCACTATCGATGGTCATGCGTTGACGATTGGTAGAGGTCTAGCAACTGTAATCGCGCAACCGGGTTCGCGCGAGTACAACATTCTTTCGGGTCTTATTGATGCCGGTGTCGCTATCAAAACACCAGCACTTCCGGGCAGTAGCTTGATTAGTCATGCGGCCCTTACAACCGCAGGAACTAAAGCAGGCTTACGCACACTTGCCGGATTGACTGATGTCAATTCTGCGTACATCAATCCTAGCAAAGTCGCCAACTTTCTTGATACACGTGCCGGACGTGGAGTAATTGACCGAATTGCAAAAGTCAAAAACATTGATGAAGCGATCAGTTTGTTTCCAACTGCTGACGCAAAATTTTGGAGAGGTGTGGTTGATGTCAAAGACTCAACAACTGCACGTTTGTTCATTGAAGACACTTTAGGTTTGGGTGACATTACGCGTGGTATCGGCCCGAAACGAATCGATCAAGTAAACATCAGTCGATGGGATGATGTAAAACGAAACATCCCGTATTTCGGTTCTCAAAAAGAATCTAAAGTGGCACGTTTGTTGGCTGCCGTTCCGGGTCGTCATGTTGTGATCGAGGGTGGCTCTGATCGTGCTGTTGCGTCATCAATCAAGAATGTCAATAACTATTTGATTCAGGCTCGTTTGCCGAAAGCGCAACGTATTGATCTTGTCAACAAGTTGACGGATGCTTTTGTTTTAGGTGATGGTTCAATCCGTAATGTTGTCATTGAGATTGAGCAGGCGAGTCGCGCCGCTATGCGAAAGTTGGGAGTCAGCGACGAGCTGAACGACATTTTGCATAATGGTCTTTCAGATATGCGAGAGGTGTATCAGAAAGATTTGTACGGCTTCTTGGATAATGCAGGTGCGGCCGGCGATTTGGGTGGAACATTCACATGGATTGATGATGCAGGAAATATTGTGACTTCTGGTCATCCGTTGATGACAGCACATTTGATGTCCGAAACAATGAAACATTCGGTCATGCTTCCTGATCCTCGACGCGTCCGTCGAATCGCCGCAAAATGGTCACCAATTCAAAAAATTACGACAAAACAAGGTTTCATCAATCCCGGCAAATTTTTGACAACTGGTAAAGGCTTGCGTGACGCAACAAAACTTGGAAATTTGAGAACACCTCTTGTTGTTCTTGATTGGATTCAAGGCTATTTGTGGAAACCCGTAACATTGATGACTGGCGGTTACGTCTACCGCAATATGTCTGACTCGTTGTTCCGTCAATCATTTGCTCCCGGAATCCAGACCGGAGTATTCCATCCTCTCGAATTGATCCAAGTTGCGTTCCACAAAAAGTTCAAGGGCGACATTTGGGGTACAACATTCAAGGGCGATCCAGAAGATTTGATTCGTCTAGGACAACAGGAAATGGCCGAAGCTGTTTCTGCTTCAGTCCGCGAAAACATTGGTGACGTGAACCGTCATGCACGGGAAAGACTTACTGGTGCATGGCGACGCGTCCGTCGAGGCGACGGCATCCAAGACTATTCAAAAGCGATTGCCGCCGAAATGGCGTTGCTGCACACAGATGATGTTGCTCGACGACTTGCTTCTGGTCAAACCGTTGATGAAATCATTGATTGGATGAAATCCACTCCTGAGGGCCGCAGACACGTTGACCGTCTTCAGAATATGTGGAAGAACAAGATTATTCCTGATTCATCCGGTCAAAAAACCATTGGAACCGTTGTTTTCAAAGATGCTCAGGGCGCATTGAATGAAACAAATCTTCGCGGTTATATCGAGACTGTTCAACGACGCATTGATCTAAGCACCGGCAAAAATGATTTGTTGCGTGAAATTGTTGCATCAGGGAAATACACGGATGCAACCGGGAAAATTGTTGGTGGTCTTCAGTTTTCACGCACCGGCCAAATCATTGGTTACGAAGATAATTTCCTAAAAGAAATCAACAATGTCGTAAATAACCCGAATGTTGTGCTGAGAGAAACCTATAAAGCACAAGACACCATTGATGTGCTTCGATCAAGTAGTCGTGGAATCCCCGTCATCAAAATGTACGATCGACTTGTTGACAAATTCTTCGCTGAACTTTACCCGAAGCGCGAAAGTTTCTTGAATCGTTCACCAGTATTCAGACAAGAATATTACAAGGTGATTGACAATCTTGCCGATGAACTTGCGCCCGGCGAAGCAGCAATTATCAAAGCAAACATTCAAGCCGCAGCTAAAGAGGCCGGAGAAACATTCAATAAGAAGTTCTTTTTCCGATATGTCGGCAACGATGAAGCAGCCAAGAAACTGTGGGACAAAGCAGAAGGAACGTTGGCTTCAAACGGGAAACTCACGTTCGAAGAAATTGATGCTTATGCCAAAGGCGCAGCCCTAGACACCACTAAAGAACTTTTCTATAACGCTGCTGAACGATCCAACTTTGGTGACATTTTGCAGATCATCACTCCGTTCGGTTCTGCATGGGCTGAAGTGATGAAAAACTGGGGCAAAACGTTGACTACCAACCCAGAAGCGTTCAAACGTGGATATGTTGCGATTGAAGGGTTGCGTCAAGCAGACCTCAATAACGATGGTCGAGGTTTCTTTTACACCGACCCTGTAACCGGCGAATACGTTTTCAACTATCCTTTTGGATCACAGACAGTTCCGCTCATGGCGGCTTTTGGTACTGCTGGGATTGGGGCGATTGGTTTTGGTTTGCCCGGTTTGATTGGTGGTGCTGGTCTTGGTTACGGTGCAGGAACAGGTTTGCAGAAAGCTTTAGACATTCCTCAAGTTGACATGGTTGCTCCTGCAAAGACTTTGAACATGGGATTCAACATTCTTCCGGGTGTTGGCCCATATGTTCAGGCCGCGGCAGGTTTCTTTTTGAAAGATAAACCTCAATTTGATTGGGCTTCAAAAATTCTTACTCCATACGGATCACCTCAAATCGGAATTCTTCCGAACCCTGCATGGTGGCAAAAATTATGGTCAGCGTTTCAAGACCCAGAAAACGATCGTTTGTACGGCGACATGACAATGCAAGTCATGGAAGTTCTTGCCGCATCCGGTGACTACGATCTTTCAACTGAAGCAGATATGCAAAAACTGCAAAACGATTCGGTTGAAAAAGCACGCGCACTTCTTTTCCTTCGCGTTTTGGGACAGTTTGTTGGGCCGACTCGACCCGTTCCGCGTCTTGTTGTTCCGTTAGGTGAAGAAGCAAAGAAACAGACGATTACGGTCGGCAACGAAAAAATTGATTTGTCAAAGACAGACATTCATGCTGTTGAAATGTCAAAGTATTTCCGTCAGTTACAAGACGAAAACTATGACACCGCAGTTGAGATATTTACCGACACGTTCAAAGATGACTTCATGTTGTATCTGGCAGGCAAAACAAAATCGACTGTTTCAGGTCTTGATGCCTCAACAGAATTCGGTAAATGGGAACGTAACAACCAATCGTTTTTCAAAACATACGACGAAGTTGCCGGTTTCTTTTCTCCTGTCGGGTCAAAGTTTGATTATCAGGTTTACCTCCGTCAAATCGAAAACGATGTTCGTAAACCTTTGAGTCCACAAGAAATGATTGAGGAATCTCAACGGTTGATGGGAACCTCAATTTATCGTCGTATGATCCGTGCGGCCGGCCCGAAACCCAACGATGAGCAAAGAGCAATTTTGCGTCGTGAACGAGAAAAACTTTACGATCAATACCCCGGTTTTGCTAAGGCTCCTATTGACGTACGGGCTTTTGATGCCAAAATGAACGTGTTGTATGAGGCCGCGTTTGATGCTCGTATGGACGATAATCAGGTTGCGATAGCGACCCGCGAGTATTTGACTGCTCGCGATGCTGCTTTAGAAGTTGCGGATCAACGCGGCAAAACTTTGGCTGCTGGCGCAAACGCAGATTTGCGTGACATTCTCCGTGCAGAAGGTGAGCGTCTGGCAACGGTGTATCCTGATTTCGGTCGAATTTGGGAACGTTTGTTGTTGCAAGAAGTTGATGTGAAGGACGAGGACTGATTATGGCTCCGAGAAAACCGCGTGAAGGTGGTTCTGACGCTAACAATAGTGCTGATACCGCGATCGAGGATATTCAGAACGCTGGTGCATCTGGCCCCGGCAACTATGTGCCTCCGATCCGTTACATCATTGAGAACGGCAAGTTTGTTCCGTATGACGGCCCCGGTCTTGTCGGTTCAAACGGTAAAGTTGTTCAGTCCGGCCCGTATGATATTGATACTCAGCCCGGGTTTATCTATTCGTCGTTGAGTCCTCGAAATCAGCAGGCTTTGATGCAACAACTTGCGGCAGCCGGGTTTATTTCTAAGGGTGCGATCGGTGATTTCAGTTCTGAGATTTATGCGATCAAACAATGGTTGGTTGCATCGAATATGGCCGGCTTGGAGAAGCAAAACTATTTGAAGCAACGTTTGACCGGTCGCACACCGGTTTCGAGCGGTTCCGGTCGGACTTATCAGGTGACGAATCCTGAGGATTTGAAGGTTGTTGCAAAGCAGGTTGCTCAACAGACGTTGGGGCGTGATTTCACCGATGACGAGGCGAACCGGTTTGTGGAGGCTTTTCAGGCTCAACAGGTTGCTGAACAACGTAAGGCTTCGGGTGGTGGAACGATGACGCAGGCTCCGTCTCCTGATGTGGCTGCCCAAAAGTTTGCTGAGGAGCAGGCTCCTACTGAGGCTTCGGCGTATAAGACGTTGGGCTATATCAACAAGTTCTTCAATGCGATTGGTGGTGTGTGATGGCATCTAAAAAGCCAACGAAACCTGCTGAAACAAAACCGCCGACTCCGATTGATATTGGTGGTTATGCGCCCGGTGCGGTCGGCAAATTTGATCCGTATGTGCCGAAGAAAAAGCCGAGCGATAAATCTAAACCCGCTCCAGTCGCTCCGACCACGGTTACGCCCGTTGATTGGAAGCAGGCAGCCAAAGAACAGTACGGCGGTTATTTCGCCATCATTGAATCTGTCCCCGAAATCTCTGATCTGATTCAGAAAGCGGTTGCAGGCGAATGGTCGGACGCAAAGTTTGAGTACGAACTTCGTCAAACCAACTGGTTCAAGAACAACAGTTCGTCGGCCCGTTCATGGGACAGTCTCAAACAAACTGATCCTGCGACCGCTCAACAGCAGATCGACAAGCAGGCAAACAACGTGAGAAGCATGGCTAACACGCTTGGTTTGGCGTTTGATGATGCGACTGTTATGAAGTTGGCTGAGAACAGTTTGCGTGGCGGTTGGGACGAACAAACGTTGCAGAACGCTGTCGGTGCGGAAGGCGTGAAAACGTCTGGTGGTATGTCTCAGCTGTCGACCGGATTTATCGGTCAACAGTTGCGAGAAACCGCCTCGAATTATGGGATTTCGTTGTCCGATCAAACGTTCAACAGTTGGGTGAATAATATTGCTGTCGGTAAAGACAACATTCAGTCGTTCAACAACTATGCGTTGAACACGGCTAAAGCGTTGTATCCGGGGATTAGCGCACAGTTAGATGCCGGTCAAACGTTTACACAGATCACCGACCCATACCGTCAAGCGGCCGCCCGTATTCTGGAAATCAACCCGGAATCAATCAATTTCACCGATCCAAAATGGGCGCAAGCCGTTACGTTCACGACCGATAAAGGTGAGGCTCGACCAATGAATTACAACGAATGGGGAAAGTATCTGCGTAACGAACGGTCGTTCGGATACGAATACACCAGCGAAGCCAAACAACGGGCGTTCGAAGTAACAAACCAGTTGGCCAATTTGTTTGGGAAGGCATGACATGAGCGACATGGGTTCAACAGCACAGTCGGCGTATGACATCATCGCCCAAACTTTGACATCGTATGGTTTGGAACAGTTGAGTTCGTTTGTCAACCAGATGGTCTTTCAAGAAGACATTGTTGATACGAACATTCTTGTCGGCCGTATCCGACAGACAAACGAATACCGTCAACGGTTCGCCGGTAACGAACAACGTCGTCAAGCCGGCCTCAACGTCCTGTCTGAAAACGAGTACATCCAGTTGGAGAACGTGTACCGTCAGACTTTGCGTTCCGCTGGTATGCCCCGCGAGTTCTATTCCAGCCCCGACACGTTCTCCCGTCTGATCGGTGGCGACGTGTCTCCCGGCGAGTTCGCTCAACGCATCAATCAGGGTTATGAATCTGTCAAGAACGCTGATCCACAGGTGATCGAAGAAATGCGTCGTTTGTACGGAGTGAATGATGGTCAGTTGGCCGCCTATTTCCTTGATCCTGAGAAGGCGACACCGTTGTTGTTGAAGCAGGCTCGCGCCGCTGAGATCGCTGCACAAGGAACGTTGCAAGCCGGATTTGGTTTGACGGCTACGCAGGCTGAACAGTTGGCTCAGGCCGGCGTTACCGGCGAACAGGCTCGACAGTCGTTCCAGACGCTTGCCACAGCGACCGAATTGTTCCAACCGTTAGCCGGTCAGCAGGATGAAACGATCAGTCAGGCTGAACAGGTTGGTGCGGTATTTGGTACATCGGCGGCCGCTCAACAAAGGCTTCGTAAGCGTCAAGCTGAACGCCAAGCCGCGTTCGCTGGTGGCGGTGGATTCGCCGTCGCACAAGACGGGCAGTCGTCAATCGTCTGACAATAGTGGCATCTACTTTTAGATGTGATACACTCATCCTGATGCCAATACCGGCAGGAACCACCGCAAGGTGAGACATAGCAGCACCTTCCCCTGCCTCCGGGGGTTGGTTGGGCGAAGGAGTGTACATAATGGACAGCGAACTCGAACTCGAAGTTGAAGAACAGGAGTCCGGCCGCAATCCTCTCCGCGAGAGGATGAAGCAGTTGGAAGCCGAGAACGCAGCCCTGAAAGCAAGAGCAGACGAAGCCGCATCTGCCGCACGCGAACTGGCGTTTGTGAAGGCCGGAGTTGATCCGAACCTTCCGGTCGCCAAGTATTTCGTGAAGGCATACGACGGTGAACTCACAGCCGATGCGATCCGGGCAGCCGCTATCGAGGCCGCAATCATCCACGACACAAAGGCAGCCGAGAAGGATGCTTGGGACAGAACCGCAAAGGTTGCGTCCGGCAACAACTCTGAGCCTCCCGTGGATTTGATGACCCGGATCGGCAAGGCGACCAGCCAAGCCGAGATCGAAATGCTGCTGTCTGAAGCACGTCAAGCCCAACAGCCCTACTGACCTGCCAGTCGGGGGGCTTCCAAATCTCACTTGAAGGAGTGAACCCTCATGGCATACACAGATACCGCAGCCCTTTCAGTCGATCAGGCAGCATTTGACCGGTTGGCGTACTTCGCCCTCCGTTCCGAACTGCTGTTCGACGCAGCCGTCGAAGTCCAGCCCACGAATCAGGCGATGCCCGGTACGTCGGTGACCTTCACGATCTTCAACGATCTTTCGGCCGCCACCTCCGCTTTGACCGAAACGTCCGATGTGACCGCCGTGGCCATGTCCGACTCGCAGGTCAGCGTCACCCTCGCCGAGTACGGTAACGCCGTCCTCACCACCGCCAAGCTTCGCGGAACCTCGTTCCTCGACGTGGACACGGTGGCCGCGAACGTCGTCGGCTACAACGCTGGCATCTCGATCGACAGCATCGTCCGCGATGTGATCGCTGGTGGCACGAACGTGGTTTACGGTGGCGGTGGATCGTCCACCCCGTCGAGCCGCACCACCGTCGCCGCCGAAGACATCATCGAGGCCAACGACATCCGCAAGGTGACCGCCCAGTTGCGTGGCGCGAACGTTCCGACGTTCAACGGCCTGTACATGGGTTACATCCACCCGGACGTGGCTTACGACTTCCGTCGTGAGACTGGCGCGGCCGCGTGGCGTGACCCGCACGTGTACGTCGACACCAGCATGATCTACAACGGTGAGATCGGCGCGTTCGAAGGAGTGCGTTTCATCGAGACTCCGCGAGCGAAGGTGTTCGAGAACGCTTCGGACGGTTCCGGTTCGACCGGCACGATCGAGGTGTACTGCACGCACATCATGGGTCGTCAGGCCATCGCGAAGGCGTACAGCCAGCAGGACGGCAACGGTGCGGTTCCGAAGGTCGTTCGCGGCCCGATCACCGATACCCTCAACCGTTTCCAGCCGGTCGGTTGGTACTGGTTGGGTGGCTACGGCCGATTCCGCGAGGCGGCTCTCCGTCGCATCGAGTCGTCCAGCTCGCTCGCCTGAGTCTGAGTCAACCCGCTTTGAGGTCGGGGATGCGGTACAATTACCGTGTCCCCGGCCTTTTGGCTTTAGTGAGGTAACTGATGTCGATTTCGAATTATCTTGAGAACGCTTATTTGGACACGTTGCGGAATACTTCGCTTGCTGTGTCGGCGGTGTATGTGAAGTTGCATACGGGTGATCCGGGTGAGGCTGGTACGTCGAACGCGGCGACTGAGACGACTCGTAAGAGTATTTCGTTTTCGGCTGCGTCTTCTGGGTCGATGGCTTCGTCTGCGACTGTGGAGTGGACGAATGTGGCTGCGACGGAGACGTATTCGCATTGGTCGTTGTGGGATGCTTCGACTTCTGGTAATTGTTTGTGGTCGGGTGCGTTGTCGTCGTCGGCTGCTGTGACTGCTGGGGATACGTTCCAGATTACTTCGTTGACGTTGACGTTGGATTGAGAGGTGGCCGTAGGTGGCTACTAATTTTCCGTCTTCGCTTGACAGTTTGACTAACCCGGCTTCGGGTGATTCTCTTTCGTCGCCTTCTCATTCTGTTCAGCACGCTGATGCGAATGATGCGATCGAGGCGTTGCAGGCGAAGGTTGGGGTTGATGGTTCTGCTGTTACGACGAGTCTTGATTACAAGGTGACGAACGGTGTTTTGTCCGGCCTGAATGTTGATTCGGGTGTCTTGTATGTTGACGCGGCGAATAATCGCGTCGGCATCAACAACCAGTCTCCTGCGTATGCATTAGACGTGACCGGGGTGGCAAATGCGACAGCGTTCATTCAGAACGCGGCTGATTATTTGTCGCCGTACAACGGGTTCCGTAATGCGATCATCAACGGGGATTTCCGCATCAATCAGCGTGTGTGGTCGTCGTCTACAGCAAGCGCAACTTATGGTTTTGATAGGTGGAGAGCATTCAACTCTGGTGGGACAGTCACCATGTCATCACAGTCGTTCACGGTTGGTTCTCCAGCCGCAACTGGGTACGAGGCAGAAAAGTTTGTGCGTTTGGTTAGTGCGTCACAGTCAGCATCAGGTGATTATGCGGTATTGCAACAACCAGTAGAAGATGCTCGCACATTTGCTAATGCCACAATCACAATTTCGTTTTGGGCGAAAGCCTCGTCAGGTACACCGAAAGTTGCTGTAGAAGTAGCACAAGTCTTTGGTACTGGTGGAAGCCCATCGGCAGACGTAAACACTTTGGGTGGACAAGTAACTTTGTCAACGTCATGGGCGCGATACAGCGTTACTATGTCTGTCCCTTCAATTAGT